GATCCGAACATCAGGTCAAGCGTGTTCGCCAACTCAGGGGCTGATCGGCATAAGTAGCGAAACACTGTCTCTTCGATCTCCAGCAACATCGGATGGCAACTGCTCTCGAAAGCGGAGAAGTCCGTGACGCAATGATCTCCTGTGGTGGCGATGAGTACTCGCTCCAGCTGCTGGCCTGGTGTCATTCCTTTGATTTGAAACTTCGACATCGGCCCGTGGTTCCAGAGGTCCACTGCGTCGAGGATTTTGCAGCAGGCGACGCACGTTGACAGTCTCATCGTCATTATCATCCTGGTCCTGTTGCATCCATAGAATCGATTGAACTCACGGCCTGTCATGCTCTTGAAATTCGATTCAAACTTGGCGAACGCGGAATTCCAATCTTTCGTCTTGTTGAGCATCAGGAAATCACGGTACGCTCGGATGTGTTTGTCGATCATGGCCTTCGACTTCTTTGTGCGATACTTCATCCGGAAATACTTCTCAACGTCTGGCTCATCATTCAGCATCGATACGTCAATTTCAGCCGCCATCTCCATGAAGCGCTCGATCGCAAAGTCTCTGAACTGTTCGAGGATGGCTTTCGATGCTGGTGCCTTGTTCATGGCTCTGCCAATCATCGCCGAGACGATCGAATAGAAGGAGGACGGTGTGATGTGGCCGGCATGTAACACTCGTCCGTAGCTCGTAACCGTGATCAGGGAGTGTGCAACCGCCACAACCTTCTTTGAGAATGGAAAGGATATCTGTTTGATGTAATTGACCACACCTTCCCAGTCCGACGTTGGAGGACGGCCGAGTCCAGACTCTTGGGACAAATGTGCGATATCGACAGTCTTGAGTTTTTGACACCGATCATCTGATGAGAACGTGGTTGTGCCTGAAAATCCACCAATCGTGTCATTCACTTTCCTCTTGCACGTCAGTCCCACAACGACGAAGCACGCGAGTCGGATTCGATTTTCGCCCGACATCACGTTGCAGTCAGCAGCACGCGTGGCGTCAGCTGCAATAGCAGCAGTTGCGTTGAGAAGGCTCACGCTGATGTCGGCCGGCTTGTAAAGCATGTCGACAAGTGCTTGGCTGCATTTCGTGCTTTTCCACTGCGTGCCGGTCACGACCTGATTGGATCCATAGGAGAATTTGATCACGAGTCCAACTTGCACTGCAGCTGATACGATCGACAGGATCATCAAGATGATCGCTATCTCTCTTGCAACTGAAATGGGACCGAGCACTTGCTCATCCCCCGACAAGGTGATGTACATTGGTGACCAAAAGAAAGACTTCGTCATCATCTGATGCCATACGGCAGTGACGAGAGCAGAGTAGAAAATCATGCTGGTCACTGCGGCTTGGCTCACGAGCATCCAGGTCGGAGCAGCTTCAACGACAAAATTCACCTCACGGCGAACCCGAAAGTCAAACATGTGATCTCCATGCCTCAGCTCGGTGAGACGGTCTCTCAAACTTCTCTGGTCGACTTGGTTGGCATATTCATCAAAAGACGAATTCATGTTGTCGATAACCATGTGGTAGTCTGTAGTGTTGGTCACTCGTCTGCCTGTCAAGTACCGGATCAGCGGTGCGCACCATTTGCTGAAGGCCTCGGCCTCTGTGATCTTCGAGTCGTCGAACGGATCATTGTACTCCTCGAGGCGAAATTGTTCAGGCACTTTCTTCGCCTCCACTAGGAAATCAACACACGAC